GTAAACGGAACCATTTTTGCTGGATATGTTCAATGTTTAGAGGCACCGGGAACTGGTGAGCCAGATATTGACATATGGTATGCTGATGAAGCTACCGGGACAGAAGATACTGCTATAACAGCTTTGACAAACCAAGTTGTTGTTTTGACTGCGGCTGCCGACTGGACAATCGCAAGAGACGGAACACCAACAAGAACGATTACTGGTTTACCAGCTGCTGACAAGTACTTATACTTGGTCGGTGGTGGTGGAACGACTGATGCAGTTTATGATGCTGGTAAATTCATCATCAAACTTTATGGTGCATAGGAAATAAAATGTTGGTAGCCATCTTCTTTTTGGGGATGGCTACCTTAATATTTAAATACTTTTGATTTATAAAGGAATTGTAATGGCTAGAAATGCTATTGAGAAAACCGAAATAAATTTAGCAGTCTATATGGAGAGATTAGATAGTTATATAGATAAACAGACAGATATCAACCTCTCATTAAAAGACAGTTTGGAAAATGTAAACAGCCAACTTTCAGACATAAATTTATGGAGAAATCGTGTATACGGTGCCAGAACTTTAGCAATAGCATTTGCAGTTATAGCAATTCACACCACAGCAATTCTTGGTTCAATTGCTGCGATGATTAACCTAATGAACAAATAAGAGGAGAAATTTTATGGCATTATTAGACCATACTGATGTGAAGGGATATGAGTTTGATGGTTCTACAAGAACATCAACTCATCCACATACTAAGTATCAACCTTTCAGAGAAGCCACATCAACAAGTTTATCGACGTTGTTAACAGTTTCCAGAAGTGAAACGGCTACTAATCTTGTTACAAACCCAAGAGTTGAATCATCAACTATATCAATGTTTACAGCAAGTGGCTCTGCGATATCAAGAAGCACAGCACAACAATCAGTTGGTGCAGCATCTTTGCTTGTTAATCCAGCAAACTCAGCCGCTGGTGAAGGCATGTATTGGGAAAGTACAACCTTTCCAATTAGCACAAAACCACAGTTTTTATCAGTAGCAGTTGAACATAGAGGTGCATCAGCTTCCGGTAATGTTAAAATTGATATCAGAGATTCAGCCGGTACAACAATACATGCAACTTCTGGTAGTGATAACTTAGCAACTTCATGGAGAAGAATAACAGCACAATACACTATCCCACCATTAACTACAGCCACAACCTATAGACTATATGTAGTATCCAATACTCAGCATAATATCAACTGGTACCTTGATAAATTCCAATTTGAATTACGGCATGATACCATAGCAGTATCAGATTATACAGATGGATCGTTTGGAATAAATCACTTCTGGACTGGTACAGCAAATGCTTCAGAATCTTACCAAAGACATGCTATGAGTATTATCCGTGGGATAACTATAAAGAATGAATCAGCAACTGCCGCAGATATTGTTTATGTAGGATTTGATAATGACGCCGCAGATGAAGATAGTGGTATACCAATAATTGGCGCCACTACATTCCAGACTAATTTCCCATTACATTTTACAAAGAATATTACTTTAATAGCAGCACAAAATACCCCTACTGTTAGTGGGGTTATATGGGGGGTAAGTTCATTCTAATGACTACTACAAGTAATACATCCTTATACGTTCAAGAAATAGATGATGACTCGGAAATCATTTTTTTAGAAAAAGCTGTTGATGGTAAATCTGAATTTAGTGATATATCCGAAGCCTTAGATGAATATGAAAGATTATTTATGGGAGGCTTTTCCACACCTGCTGAAATACTTACATTGTCAAGGGCCTATCCTAAAAATAAAAAATATCAAAAAGCAATGGAAAATTTAAATTTAGAGGACAATGATGATTTAGTTATAGGTGGTCCTGCTTCAGTTGAGGTTGTTGATCAAGAAGGTCATTTAATTCTAGCCTCTGCATTAGAACCTGCTTTTAAAAAATATATGTCTAATATACGAACTAGAAATGCCATGGTTTTGCATAGTGATGTACAAATTGGTTGGGCATTGCCTGCCTACATATCTAAGTCTGGTAAAATTTTTAAAAGTGGTGTTAATGAAGAAGGTTTATTTTTTATAACAGAACTTAGGAAAGATACTAAAATATCTGAGAGAGTTAGGGATCAAATTTCAAATGGTGAGATGCAGTCCTACAGTATTGCAGGAAGTGCTATTAATACTGAAACAGTTAAAAAAGGTTATTTAAATATAATGCAAGTAAATGAATTAGAACTTGCAGAGGTTACTATTTGCCAAAAAGGTATAAATCAGGAAGCATCTTTTGATATATTAAAAGGTGATGATATTCCTACAACTTCATGTATTGATGGTAGTTGTTTAACAAAAATGCAGGAATGTGGTTGTCAAAAAGAAACTCCAGAAGTAGAGTATAAACCTACAACACATAAACCTATTCAATTATTAACTAAGAAAGATGGTACTACTGATTATTCTAAATCATTACAAAAATGGATTAACAAGGGTTCTGTAAATGGCGAGGACTTTGATTACTCTGATGCTGGTTTAGAAGAAGCTATAGAGTATGCAAATGGCTTAATGAGAAACAAAGATAAAGTTATATTTGAATGGGAAGATTATAAAAAGGGGTTCAGCAAAATGAAAAAAGGCAAAACTTTATTAGAATTAGCAGTTGATGTATTAAAGGAATTACCTGATGGTGCCGCATACGCATCTTCGGCACCATCAGACGCTAAACTATCTGACAATCCAGCTGAGGGATCAACTGCTAAAATTTGGTATCCAGCAAAATACAAAGAAGATAAACAAAGTGCTAAAGAAGATAAACCAAAAGCAGAAGGAACTGAAGAAAAAAGACGTGCTGCAAATCAAAGATATAAAGAGAATGTGACTGCTGGTAAAAAAGCAACTGAAAAAGACACGCAAGAATTTTCAAGTGGCACCAAAGAAGAATATAACAAAGCAGAAGGAGGATTAACATTTTTGGGTAGAGAACTAATGGATTATGCAGAAGAAATAGGAATTGATGAATCTGACAATGAACCCATAGCTGTATACCAGCGTGATTTAGTAGATGCCACTATAGAGTCTATGGACAATGGAACTTATGATAGGCAAAAAACAATAAAAGAAACTGCTACAAATTTTTATATGAAGGTAGCAGAGGAACTTGATGCTGATGTACCTATGAGGGATTTGGTACAAGCTGCAAGAGTCTGGACTATTGGTTTTGAACGTAGTGTGGATGAATATCGTGCTGATAAATACGAAAGAGATGAGAAAAAATAAAAGAGTTCAGTATGATAAGAAATTAATAAATTTATTAAGGAAATCATAAATGGCTAAAAATAAATTTTTAGGGTTAGCAGTTGAGATATTAAAAGCCTTACCAGCTGGTGCTGAATATGTTAATAGTTCAACACCCTCTGATGCAAAAAGAAATGATACTGAAACTGAAGGATCAGAGGCTCAATATTGGTTTCCATCAAAATACAAAGAAGATAAAGGAAAGGCTGGAGATAAAGAAAAGGCTAATGAAACTAAACCCGAACCTGAAAAAGCTACCATTGTAAGGTCTAAGAACAAACTTTCGGATTATGCTGAGGCTATTAAAGAATCTAAGGGAAAAGAAGTATATGAAAGTTTTGTTAGTGATGACCTTTATTCTATATATGGTTCTATACGATCAAGCACAGAAAACCAAAAAATGGATGCTGGTATACTTACTGGCGATATAAATAAGGATAAATATCAAGTTCGTTATATGTGGAGATACGATGATGGTAATGTAGGAATTAACATCTTGCATGGTGGGTTTAATAAAAGAAGTGGTCGTAGTGTTGGTGCAGAAATATTTGATTCTGTAGAGGATGCTAAAATTGCTATTGCAAGACACGAAAAAATTGGTTTTAATTCCATACCATTAGAACAAAGAAAAGCTATGGAAAAAGATTATGACAATTACATATCTGATTCAGATTATGGAGAATCCGAATATATAAGAGCGGAGTTGGGGAACTATGATACTCTTTTTGAAAAACAAAGAAAAATAACCACAGTAATGTTACAAGATATAAAATCAAATTCTTTTGATCGTGAAAAATATATGGAAGCACTCAAAAAACTTATGACATCTACTATAAAAGGAAGTGACCAGTGGAAAGAAGAAGCTGAGGATAGAAAAGAAATAGAAGAAACTGGTTTGACTGAAACTGGAGAGGATGAAGAAGAATATTATGGAAGGTATGAAAAACTTGCAGAAGAAGCAGCACGAGGAGATATAAAAGAATTTCTAGTAGATGTTTATGTTAAGGGTAATTACACAGATGCCTTAATTAATCCCAAATACGATAAGGGTTTTATTCTTGATATAGATTACGTTCCTCAAATTAAATAAAAAATAACGAGGGTATTAGTATAATAAGATATGGTGAAAAGATTATTTTCCTTACTCCGATATATATTTTTAGACCCATCAGACGAGTCAATAGAAAAGGCACAACTGATGGAATATTGTCGTATCGAAAATACCAGAGTAAAACGAAGACCTTTAAAAAAACAGAGTTTATATCGTAGGACAATAAGATTAATGCTGAATAATAGGAGATACGAATGATTGGAAAACTAAGACCCCAAATATTTTTAGCTATTATTGTCCTAGGTGTTTTATCTGCTGTAGGACTTTATTATGGAATGAATGAAATTGCTACTGGTTGTACTGGCGGCATAATTGCTTTAGGCATGAAATTAATGGAGAACGAATGATGGATATATCAAAAATTAAATTACCAATAGCTGTCATCGGAATAATCGTTGCCCAAGCCTTCGGCATCATCTGGTATGTGGCTACACTTGATAGTGCCGTAAGTCAGCTTCAAAACACAGTTGAAGAAATTCGATTAAATACTGCAGAAACTTCTGTGGCTGTTATTCAAAATGATATTGCTAATATTAAAATAAACCTAGAAAAGTTAGAACAAACTTCAGGATTATCCGTTGAGCCTTTTGATGATAAGGAACTCAAAGAAACAATGAAAGCACTCGAAATTAAACTGCAAAATATTCTTGATGGAAAGGGTGCAACGTGGAACAAATCTGCATTACACAAACGAATTGAAGACTTGGAAAAATCAGTAGATGATAATCATCCTTCTAAGAAAAAGAAGAAGTAATAATGGAAATATTTACAAACCTTAAATTACCAATCGGAATAATAGGGGTAGTTATTATCCAAGCTTTCGGTATTATCTGGTATATAGCACAGTTGGATTCAACTGTTTCTAATCTCGACCAATCTGTTAATCATATGCAAGAAGAAGCTACTACAACAGAAGACAGGATAGCAGAACTAGAAACCAAAGATGCTATAATTGAAAATGAAATGCGAACGATAATGTCGGAGCATAATAGCTTCGGTGATATTTTGAGAGATATGGGGCAAAGTGGTTATGGGGATACTAGATCATACGGAAACTATGGATAAGGAATAATAACGGGGGAACAAATGGTAACAAAAGTTAGTTGTAATTGTTTAGTGGATGGAGAATGTATTTGTAATAGAAATTTATGCGAATGTGACTGTGAATGTGTTTTGTGTGAAGCAATGGAAAATTCAGACAATAAACAGAGTTTATGTGCCTGTGGAAATGAGTCATGTGGCTGTGCTTAAATTATTGGAAAAACTAATGATAGAATTAACTGTTAAAAAAGTGCCTTGGCCCTTCCCAGAAAAAGTGTACGCAGTTACTTTATGGCCCTTTATTTTCTATGAACCACATGTTAGGCATGATGAAGGAGTACAAGCACATGAAAGATATCATTGGAAACATCAATTAAAGTGGTTGGTTATTCCTTGGTTTATTGTGTATATTTCTTTATTGCCTTTTTATGGAGGATTTAGAAAACACCCGTTCGAAAGACCTGCTTATGAGTTACAGGATAGCATTTATGAGAAACAAGAAAAAAAGGAGAAAAGATGAAAAATTTTATATCACTAGCCATAGCAATGTTTAATCTTAATAGAGGAGTTTCACAGCAAGGAAAGCAAGTTGTTAAGGAAGGATTAGATGTTATCAAAGCCATATCGTTGGCATTAAAAGATAAGAAAATAACCAAAAAGGAAAAAACAGTCATTGTTGCAGAAATACAACAGTTCAGTAAGGTTGCCATAAAGATGGTGGATTCTATAGTTATCCCGGAGTAAAAAAATGAGCAATTTGGATATAACCAAAGTGAAACTGCCAATAGTAGTTGTGGCAGCAATAATGTTACAATTCTTTGGTATAATATGGTATATATCAAGTTTAGATTCTACTGTAGATAATTTAAGTAAAGCATTAGAGGAATTGAAAGGAAGAACATCTATGGATGTACTAGAGATTAGAATAAAACAATTAGAAGCAACTGATAAGTTACTAGATGATAGAATTAAAGAAATTCAAGAATCTTCTGGTGGTACGTCATTCTCTTTATTCGGTAGTAAATAATGTCCAACTTAATGCAGTATATGTTGACTCAAACAGATGAAGCCCGGGAAGCTTATTCAGAAATACTCGAAAAACTTTCCCAGGTAATAGACGAATTAGAAGTTATGAAAATAGAGATAGAAGAACTAAAGAATAAAATTCCTGATTAAGGTAATATATAAATGAACTCAAATGATATTTGGAGATGGGCAGCCTTATTAACTTATTTATTAATATGCATTTATGATTTTATAGTTGTCCCCGTTTATTATGGAATTGCCAGAATGGGATTAGACCTTGCAGATTATATGAGTCACCTGGATGGACTCGATCCCCTTGTACAGATGGAGTATTTAAAGAAGCTAGTGAGCCAGCATGAACCTTTTACATTGAAGGGCGGTGGTTTGTTCCACCTCAGTTTCGGGGCCTTGCTGACTGGTAGTGTTTTTGGTAAGGGCAAATAATGAAAAAATCATGGATTAAATGTAAATGTGGTGAAAAATTACATTCTAAAACTGGTACTCGCCAATGTTATAGATGTAAAAAAAAGGAAATAAAAAAGAATATACATGTATAATATTACCAATGATACATTTTATTTATTATAGAAGTGGTTTATTAAAAGCATATATAAATATGCTCATTTGTTCAGTTCTTTCCCATAAATCAAATCCTCCTATAATAGAGGTTTGGGAAACTAGAAATGGTATCCAAAAGTCCGCCTATTTATGTAGACG